CATCGGCCTTGTCGTCGAGCTCGGCGCGGCGGACAACGCCGGAAGATGATGTCGTGTCCCAAAGATAATCGGTATTCGTGCCGTTACGCTTGACGGCGACACCTGAATAGGCGTAGGTGGTCGTATTGTTGTTGTTCAGCGTCGAAGCCGTCACCTGGACGCCGCCGGCGGGCGAAGAGCCAGACCCTTGGGCGAGAATCTTGATGGTGCGGCCCGCATTACCTTGAACGCCTAGCCAGTTCTCAGAGTTTGGAGCGACTTCATTCAAGGTGTATGTCGGCTTGGTCGCGGCCTTCGCCCAGGATGAGATCGTCGGATCGGTCTCGGTGTAGGACTGCAGCGCGGTCATGGCCTTGTTTGAGACGGTCGCGTAGTCGCCTGGAGCCGGAGCGGTTGCCTCGATGGTCGCGACGAGCTCGGCGTTCCCGGTCGAATAATCGGGCTCGGGTATGGCGGAGACCACCCGCGAAAGCTCGTCGCTGTACACGACGTGTGCGCCGCCGGTGAGCCGACGCACAACCAGCCCGTCTCCGAAGTCAAGGATGCGCGCGGTCGCGTCGCCGTCGACGTTGAGGAAATCGCTGTAACCGTCGCTCGACAGCCTCCATCGGCTTGCGCCGCCATACGATTCGTAAATGACCGCCGGCTTCGTTCCGTAAGCTTTCTGCCATGTGACGAGGGGGCCGGTCAGGCGGAGCGGCAGCACTTCGCCCGACCACTCGCAGAGCCAGAGATCGTTGGTCGTGAACTCCGCGCCCTCGCAGATGTTGAGCTCGGCCTTGCCGGCCAGCGCCGAATGCAGTACGTTGGTCGCGGCGTCTGTGTAGCCTTTCGCGTCCCTGAGCGCGTTCGTGTACGCGTTCGCGGCCTCCTCGATGACGAAATCCTCGTTCGCCGTCGGCGCAGCGACAAGCGCGAAGGTTATCAACGAACCGTAAACAACTGTAAACAACTTTCTCATTCCTGGCCCTCCGGAGCGAACGGCGTGAACTCGCCGCCGATGTAGATGTAGTCGCCGACGTACTCCGCGCCCCAGGCGCGTTGCCGTTCGGAATATGTGAGAATCTCGCGCTTGTAGTGCTGGACGCCGTCGACGATCTCGCTCTTGATGTATACGTCGTGCGAAACGCCGGCGCCCGGCGTCGCGGAAGTTCCGATCGGGTCGACCTTGAGATCTCCGACGCGCTCGATCCAGAGCTGATCGTCGCCGTTTTCGTCCTTGCCGACGGCGAACACTACGACGCCGTTCTTCACGGTGCCGTAGTTCTGGAAATGCGACGCCGGGAACGTGGCGCACCAGGCGCCGCGATCCTTGACGCAGTCCCTCGTCAGGGGGTCGCCGTCGGCGTTCGTCACGCGGATGCGACAGCCCGTCACCTCCACGCCCATCCTCGACCTGAGGCCGATGACGCCGATCGTGCGGGCGGAGCCGCACGGGACGACAAGCGGAATGAACGGCCACTCCGGCCGCTCGCACGCACAATCGATCATATACCTTGCAATCATCTCGAATCTCCTTGAAGTCAGCTGGGCTCGGAATAGAACCACGTCGGGAACGTGGTCCGTCCGTAGGCCTGAAATCTCTTGTTGTAGGGCGTGACGGATCCGCCGCTGGCGCTTCGCGCGATCCTGTGGCCCGAGCCGTCGAGGAGCTCGGCCGTCGTCACGCTGCACGTTCTCCCGGTCTCGGCGTCGACGGACGTGATGAGCTTGAGCGTCCCGTCGTCCGACAGCTCGCGCATCCCGGCGTCGGCGATCGCGACGTCCCAGCCGATCTCGCTTGCAGAGCCCGATCCGGCGATCTTGACCATGTTCGTCCTGAGCCGGAGCTCTATCGTGTAGCGGTACTTCCATTCGCCGTCGCCGACGACGCGCGCCTCCGACACCATGCACAGGAGCGTCGCGGCCGCATACGTCTCGCCGCCGATTGTGACGCTCGCGGCGTTGACCTTGCAGCGGTGGGCGCTCCATCCGGATTGCCGCGCCTTGAACTTGACGACCTTCGTGAAGACAGGCGCCGGATGCTTGATCGTCGGCACCGAATCGAAGACGTCGCCTGCAGAATTGAGGACGGGCGTCCCGTCCGCCGCGGTCACGAGCTCGCGCTCGTCCTCGCCGCCGGCCCAGCCCCATTGCTCGACCTGGACCGATTGCGCGTCCTGTCCCGATCCGTAGGTCTCCACGAGCTTCGGCCCGTAGTTGACGGTGACGTCGAGGATCTTCTTCTCGTGCTGCTTGCCTTCCTCGACGTCGTAGCCCAGGACGAAAAGCTTCGAATTGTTCGGATGCGCGGATCCGATCGCCGGGAGGCCGCTGAACGACGAGCCCTCGGCGTTCGCCCCGAGATTGTTGTCCGCGAGCACGATCCTGTACGGGCGCTTCAGGGTCGTGATGCCGGTCGAGTCGACCGACCAGCGGCGGCCGTCTCTCTGGATGACCTGGGGGGATGTGTCTTCTGCCATCAGTTGAGCTCCGTGAACTGTTCGCCGCCGATGTCGTCGGTGTTGTCAGCGGTCTTTTCGGTGTTCTTCGCGATCTTCTCAAGCAAGGCCGTCTGCTTCTTAGACTCGGTCTGCATCTGGGGACCGAGCAACGCGGTGCGGAGCGCCGCGTTCGATCCGCCCATGATGAGCTCGTTGCGGATGGCCGGCGCCTTGGTGGCGGCGGATATGTCCGCCGCGGTGCCGGAGAGCTTGAGCTCGCGCGCCTTCGTCGAGAAGGCCGCCTTGTCGTACGCCGTCGAGAACTTCTCGATCGCGACCTTCTGGTCCTCGAAAGCCTTGGTGATGCGCTCGACGCGCGCCTCGGCGATATCGCCAATCTCGTCGATCCTCTCGTTCATCTCGTCCATGGACCGGTCGAACGCCTGCCCGGCCATGTCCCAGGCTTCGCCCAGCGAACCGCCGCCGGCGACGGCGCCGACAAATGCGCCGATCGCGTCGAAGGTCGGCGTGATGAACTCCTGGAGCTTGCGGTAGTATTCGATGCACTTCGTGACGGCAAGCTTCGTGTAGTACGTGAGCGAATTTGCCGCGCTCAGCGCGCCGGCGCGGACGCCGCCCTCGTAGTCTTCGCCGAACCACCGGCAGATCGTCCCGAGCGCCTCAAGCCACAAGGATTTGACGGCGCCCGATGCGATCGCCATCGCGTCGGCGACGTCGTCGCCCGCGTCGGCCGCGGCCTGCGGTATCTTCGGCATCGCGTTAATGACGTCGCCCAGCGCGAGCGTCGATGTGTTCGCGGCGTTGATGAGCGGCATGAACTCCATGCCGGATTTGCCAAAAACCTTCATCGCCTGGGCCGCGCGATCGGACACGTCAGGTATCTTGCCGAGCTCGCCGATAGTGTCATAGAAGCCCTGGAGCCCGGAGCGGCCGGTATTCTTCTCCATGAGCTGGAACGCCTTCGCGAGACCGTCGACGTTCGCGTTGATGCCGAGGACTCCCATCGCGCTCGCCGCCTGGGTGAGCTCGTCGACGCTCGTCGAGGTCTTCTGCGCGACGTCGGAAAGATGCCCAAGCTCGTTCACTCCCGAGGCGACGGCGCGCATCGAGAGATATGCGCCAACTGCCGAAAGCGCGCCGCCCAAGGCGGTGCGGATCTTTGCGCCCGCGGCGGCCGCGCGGCTTTCGACCGAAGCAAACGCGCCCGCGGTCTTGTCTACGCCCTTCAAGGCAAGCTGATGGGTCGACTCACTCATTGTCCGTATTCGGCTTCAAGTTTCTTGACCATGTTGAAAAGCGCCAGCGCCTCGCGTTCCTTGCGGTCCGCCTCCGCTTTCGCCTCGGCGGTCTTGAACGCCCTGGACAGGATCGGCAGGCACCACGATTCGAGGGTTGCGCTCAGGCGCGGCACTTCGAGCCCCGAATCCTTGCTGGACCATTGCCTGAGAAGGGCGACAAGCACCGTGTGGATGTTGGCGAGCGCGACCGGGAGCCAGAGGCCCATGGTGCGCTCGCCTTCGTGCAGGAACGCGGCCGTTGCAGTTTCGCTGCCCTCGGTCCGGCTTACGAGAGCAGCCCGATAAAATCCGATATGGTGCTCTTTTCGGGGAGACCGACGAGCTCCGCGACGAGCTTCTGCATCTGGGGGAACGAAAGCTCGGAAGGGTCGAACTCGGAACCGTCCGCAAGCTTCACATGCTCGCGGATGAGGCGTTCGTACTGTTCGCCGATGCATTCCTTGCCCCCTTGCCATAGTTCGCCGTTCGCGCGGATTTCCTTCACGGTGAGGCGCTGGACCTTCACGGTCGCGTCGCCAAGCCTGAGCGTCACATGGTCCGCAAACACGTCAGGTCACCTCGTTCTGCGCAGGCGCCGCCGCCGTGGATCCGTCCGGACGGAACTCGACCGTATAGGTGCCCTTGCGGTCGCCGCTGGCGTCCTGGTCGGGATACTTGACGTCCTCGACGATCGCCCTGTTGATCGACACCGTCGCGGTCTGGTCGGCGTCGATGCCGTTTTCGAGCGTGACGGCGAGGGTGAGCGCGGCGGGCGCGGCGTCCGGAGTGATGTTGCCGGTCGCCTTCTGGTAGAGCGTCACCGGGATGGTGCCGATCTCCTTCAGCGCGCCCTTAATGAAGCGCTTGACTTCGTCGCCGAGCGACGTGACGTCGATGGACGGACGGTTCTCGTCCTGTCCGGCCTTGCCGACGGCCATCTCGTACGTTGCGCCCCCGAATGTGAGGGTCGCGGACTTGACGCCCCAGCGGTTGAGTGTGATTGTTGGCTCTGCCATTTCTGTTTTTCCTTTCCTGTTAGGTGAGGGATTCGGGTTCTAAATATGAGACGAAGAACTCCGCCCATTCGAGCGGGAAGTGGGCGATGTCGTTCTCCTGGCGGCGGATCGCGCGGACGCGCGCGCCGGCCTTGGCGTTGCGGACGATCGGGATGATCATGTCGCGCAAGTCCTCGACGATCTTATTGCCGCCGTTGACGGTGAGGCCGTTCGCCGCGGCGGTCCGCGGGATGATGACGTTCTCGATGTACTGTTCACCGTCCGGGCCCTTGACGCAGCCGGCGACGATCATGCGGACGGTGAAGGTCTCGTCCTCGTTGACGGCCTCGTTCTCCTCGACCGGGATGATCCAGAGGAAGGGCGAATCCTTCTCGTCCGGAACGCCCTGGGCGTATGCGCCGATATGGACGGCGAGGCCGCGCCCGAAATTCTCCAGGCAATAGTTGAAGACGTCGGCGGAACCGGCTATGGCTTGCGCCGCGTTGGTCATGATGGTGCGGTGCGAAATCATGCCGCCCTCGCTTTCTGCATCTGGCGGGCGAGCTCCTTGTAGAACGCGCCCTTCGCCCATTGGATCAGGTACCTGTCGACGTAGGAGCCGAAAGGCTCGGGAAGGACGCGGCGGGGGTTATGGACGTACGCCCTCGGGATGTCCCTGATGCCGAGACGATGCCAGGCGTGGCGGTCCGCGTCGTTCCGGAAAGGGTCGTATGCGGCGGAGCCGATTCCGTCCTGGAAGTTGACGGCCCACTCGGCAAGGCTATCCGGCCAGCCGATGACCTGCCAGCCGTTGCGCTTGTAGGCGACTATCCTGCTCTTGTCGGCGAGGACGCCGCCCATCGGAGAGCTGCGGCCCGTCTTGGAGCGCAGCTCTTTCGTGAAGTCCTCGAAATCCTTGAACTTCGGGACGCCCTCGACGCCGCCGGCCGACGCCATGATCTTGCGGAGCTTGCCGCGAAGCGCCGAGCATGCGCGGCCGAAGGAACTCTGCATCAGCTTCGCCGTGTCGATCCTCTGGCGACGGGCCCAGCGTTCGAGCTCCTTGAAGGAAATCTCGATCGCCACCTTCGCGGCGCCGCGGCCGCTGGTCGAGAGGACGCCGGAATCTGTGAGCTTGAAGGCCATCAGCGGGGAGCCCTCGCGTTCGTTGTGCAGCGGATGACGTGGCCGAGCGACGGGTCGCGCGAGATCTGCTGGACCGAGAGGACGTCGCCGCCCTGAAGCTCGATCGTGTCGCCGACGGCGATGCCGGCGCATTCGGCGGGGATCCTGTCGACCATGACAATCCACGGGTCGGCGTCGAATCCGCTCCGGGAAGGTCCGGCCGTCCCCGACTGGCTTTCGCCGTGGATGACGTTCGCGCGGAACGAGCCCTCGAAGTGGGGGGCCTTGTCCTGGCGCCACTTCACAAGCTCGGCCATCGGGTCGAACGCCCGGCCATGATCGAACACGCAGCCCATCACTCGAAGATGAGGCGGATCCATCCGCCGACGCCCGTGCCGGTAAAAAGAAGCATTTCGCCGGGCCCCAGGTATTTCGCGGTCCCGAGCGTATTGGTGTAGACATAGCCCGTCTGCGTTCCGCTGAACAGGCTGTTCGTGACGGCGATCGTCTTTTCGAAGACGGGCCATCTGTTCGTAGTCGCCGACACGACCGCGTTCGTCGAAACGGAGAGAATCCCCGGGTCGTCGACGAACGAAAGGTTCGGGAACGAGTTTGTCGTCACGGCGTGGGTGTAGTAGTTCGTCTCGACGACCGTGTAGGTGACGTTCGTGAGCGTCGTGATCTCCACGGCGTTCGTGTAGACCGGCGCGGAGTAGATGGAGCTCAGCGCGACGGTTGCGCCGCTCACCGGCGAGAACGCCTCCACGCGCGTCAGCTTGCCGCCTTGCGAGAGCTTGAACATCGCGCCGCTCTGCGGCCTGAGCGGTACGACGGTCGCGGCGGCGCACACGAGCGCGGCCATGATCGCGACGAGCGAAAGAAGTTTTTTCATTTTCAATACCCTCAAATCAATTCGGGAATTTTTGCGTTTTGCGGAAGTGCCCGGCGCGGCGGGAGTTCCCTAAAACCGACCGCGCCGGGCAAAGGCTTCTCAGGGCCTTACTGCTGTCCGACGTTCACGACGGTCTGCGGATACTCGGTATACGCCGAGTCGAACTTGCACATCGCGACACCGGCGCTGAACGCCTCGACCACGCCGAGGTGCGCTTCAGCATCGTACACGTTGCACTTGTCGCCATCGTCATACCAGGCGCGCATGTCGAAAGGCTTGTCGGCCGGCGCATCCTCCGGGATGTAGACCGGGGTCCAGCCGTACGTCGCCTTGCTCTTGACCGTCGAGACGGCGTTGCCGTTCGCTTCCGGACGGAGGCCGATGACGGCGACGCAATCATCATACGACGTGCCGACGATCTCGGAATCAAAGAGAACGATGTCGTCGAAGCCCATGAACGTGGAGACGGCCGCGCGGACCTTCTCGATATCGGTCATGATGAAGCCGGTATCGTTCGCAGCACCCGCGAGCTTTTCGAGACGGTAGCGGATCTCCGGGATCTCGCAGAAGTCAAGCCAGGCGTTCGTCGTCATGACGAGGGTCGGCTTGCCGTACTTGCGGAGCGACTTCGCCTTCTGCTGAAGGATCTTCACGACGGAGTGGTCGGTCAGGGTCGTCGCTGCGGCGTAGCGCGTCGCATTGAAGACCTTGGCGAACGCATCGTCTTCGACCTTGTTCCAGGCGAGACGCTGCGCGAGCTCGGCGCCGGCGTTGTCGGCAGCCTCGGCGGACGCATAGGCGGCGCCGTCATCCTCGTACAGCTTGCCGCGGCCTTCGTAGCGGCTGACGGACCAGTTGACGTCGACCATGCTGATCGCGGTGCCGCTGAGAGCCGTGCCGTTCGCGCGGGCCTTGGTGCCCTTGGATGCGGTGAGCCCGGCGGGAGCGACGGTCATTGTGCCGCTCTTTTCCGTGACGGGCATCAGCGGGAAGATCTTCGGGAATGCGTATCCCTTGACGTCCAGCTGAGAGATGGAGCCAATCGCCGCCAGGTCGGGACGGTCGGCCTTTTCAACTCTGAAGAAACGCTTTGCCATTTTTATGTTTCCTTGTTTTGAGGTTTCACTTTTTCTTGTTGCGGTAGCTCGCCTTGAGCTCCGGATACTTCTGACACGCGGCCACATAGCCGATGTCGTCGACCGCCTCCGCGAACGTCGAATATTTCGGCGCGGCGTTGGACGGCGAAAGCACGGAGCCGGTCAGGAGGTCCCGCGTCTCTTTCATGTGCTGAAGCTGCTCACGGGAGTCCGCGAGGTCTTTGGCACTTGTCTCAAGCTTGGACGTGAGATCGCTCACCGCGCCGATGAGAGCGGCGAGATTCTCATATCCGGACTGCTTGACCTGATCGTTGAAATCCTGAAGGGCCTTTTCCGCGGCATCGCGCGCCTGGCACACGGTGCCATAGTCCACGGTGTCGAGCATGGCCTTGTCGAGCTTCGCCTGGAGCTCGTTGATCTTCTTGGACGCGCCCTTGTAGCGAGCGGCGAAACCCTCGGCGTCAAGCTCCTTGAGAATCGCCTTGTAGTCCGCCGGCGAAAACGCCTTTTCAGGATCGTCGAGATAATCCTGCAAGAGACGCGATTTGTTCCCCGTGGAACTTTCGGCGGCGCTTTCGGCCTTGGCCTTGGCGCGGGCGGCCTCGATCTCGGCGCGGCCCTCATCGGTGAGCTCCTTGGAATCAAGGTACTTCTTGGCGCCATCCGGTATCTTCGCGAACTTGTGGCCGACGATGGACGCGGCCGCGCGGACGTCGGAGGCGATGACCGTGCAATCGAGGCCGTTCTCCTTGCACTCCGCGCCGGTGTACCAGGTCTCGTCGGTCATGAGCGCCGAGATCTCCTCCTCGGTGCGGCCTTTGAACTTGCCGCGGTAGAACGACATGATGATCGCCTTCATCTGGTCCAGGACGGACGCCTGCTTGCGCATCTCGTCGGCGCTTCCCTCGGTGTAGCCCCAGGGATCGTGGATCATCATGAAGCTCGCCTCCTCCATCTCGATCTCGTCGCAGGCGCAGGCGATGACGGACGCCATCGAAGCGGCGATGCCGACGACATGGGCGACGACCTTGGCCTTGCAGTTCTTGATCGCGTTCGCCATCTCCACGCCCTGGATCACGCTGCCGCCGGGCGAGTTGATCTCGATCTCGGCGACGTCGTTGGCCGAAAGCGTATCAAGGAACGCCTTGAGCGGTTTCGGCGAATTGTAGTCGCCCCAGGGCCCGTGATAGTCGAAATCGGTGATTTCACCGATTAGGCTGAATTTCTTTCTCACTCTTTTTCACCTTTCTCGCCATCATCGGCGCTTGGGTTGTTGTTGTCCGGATCAATGACGGATCCGTTTGCGGTTTGCAAGGCGAGGTGCGGGATCCCGTGCGCCTTGAAAAATTCTATTTCCTCGCCAAACGCAAGGGCCTTTTCCTTCCAATCGGGGCCCCACTTCTCGCGATAGAGGATGGTGCCGTTCTTCAATCCCGAATTGATCGCGGTCTGTTCCTTGACGGGATCAAGCGAGCGGTGCGGCGGCTGCTGCCACTTGACGCAAGTGCGCCGCCAGTCCTCCGGCAGCGCGTCGTCCTTCGGGATGATGCCGCGACGCTGAGCCCAGCGGGACCAGTTCGCGAGCACCCAGTCGAGGACGTACTTCTCCAGCTTGTGGAACTCGTCGTCGAACTCGATCTGCGCAAGGACCATTTCGGCCTGCGAAGCGGAATACGAGCTCGCGGCCGTGCCGGTCGCATGGATGGAGCCGAGGCCGAGCGCGTAGCCGACGCCGCGATGGAGCCAGGTGGAGAACTCCACAAGCTTCTCGTTCGGGTGCGACGTGCTGAGAAGCTCCATCTTGAGGCCTGGCGGCATTATGTCGTACAGGATTCCGGCGGAGTCAAGCTCCTCGGTCTCAAGCTTCATCTGGTCCGCATCCTCGGCGGCCTCTTGCGCGGCCTCGACGGCCGCCTGGTAGTCGTCGGTGCCGATCGGCGCCTCCGCATCCGGGTCCAGCTCGGCCGAAATGTCGGCGTCGTTCTTCTCCTCGGTCTGGAGTATCTGGCCGATCTTCTGCGCGCCGTGCTTGGACGCCTGGACCTCGAAGCCCTGAAGGTCGGTGAGGTCGGCGATGGTGCCAAGGCCGGGCCAAAGGCGGGAACTGCCGCGCATCTGGTTGAAGCGGCCGACGCCGCGAAAGATCGTGAAGACGGAATCGCGCCAGCGCAGGCCTTCCGGCTTGATAAGCGTCCAGGCAGAAAGACGTCCCTCGGAATCCCTCTCGTCGTATTCGGCAAGGCCGCGCTGTGACCACGAGACCGTCACGCCGATCGTCTTGCCGTTCGCGTTTTTGACGATGCCCTGGTACTGCTTGAGGCCGGGGTAGCGCCTTTCGAATCCGCTGAGGTTGCCGATGCAGTCGGGCTCGAAGGCGATGACCTGGCCGGTCGACGCGCGCGTGATGTCGTCGTCGAAGACGAGCACCACGTCGCCGCCAAGCATCTGCGTCCGCAGGGCAAGTTTGAGGATGTCCTGCAAATCAAGGTCCTCGAAGTATTCGGCCTCTTGCGCCCAATTCGCGAACGCCGTCTTGATCTTGTCGGCCTCCGCCTTGAACTTCTCCGGAAACTCGAAAACGGCCTTGCCGCCGTTCACGCCGACGGCGTTGACCTCGATCTGGTGCAACAGGCCTTCGAGACGGTCGCTGTTCCTGGCGGCGTTCCGCGCCAGGGCGACGAGACGGTTGCGCTCCGTGATCGTGAGCTGGCCGACCTCGCCTTCGGTTTCGGCCGAAATGCGCGGGCGGTTCATCTGGTCCGGGCCGTGGACGGTGCGATAGCCGCCGCGCCCGAAATAGCCCATCTTGCGCATCCCGCCGATTATGGTCGCGGCGATGCGCCTCTGCTCGTCCCTCGGAAGGTCGGCGAACTTGGCACGTGGCGATGCTTTGCTGCGTTTGAACAACATGTCAGCACCTCGTAATCATGACGCGCCGGACGCCGGTCGAAGGAGCGCCGGCAAGGCGCCTGTTGATTTGGCTCACGCGCTCGGCGTATTCGGTGCGCAGCTCCTGGAGCTTGGCGATGTCCATGCGCGTATAGCTCTTGGAGCCGCCAGCGGCGGAAATCGTCGCACTAGCCGTGCCGTTCGTGGAGATTTCGCGGACGACGCGATCGAGCTCACCGATCCAAACGGTGTACCTCGCCTTGTTCTTGATCAAGTTGTCTCTTTGTAGTGCGGTCATCACGCGTACAAGAGTAGCATAAAAAACGGCGAGAAAATTTCCACCGCGCAAAATTGTGCCCGAATCGGGCGCTAAGCGGGCGAAGTTGTGCCCGTTTCGGGCGCAGAGCCGTCTTGCATCCGGTACTCGACCGTCTCCTTGCGGCCGCAGCGACGGCACTTGACGTACTGGCGGCGACGGCCCTTGACCACCCGCGACGAGACCTTGATCCAGGGGTTCCATTGTCCGCAGCCCGGACATACCTCAATATAACGAACAATCATTTGCGATACCTCCCGCGCTTGAACTTGTGGCGCTGAATTTTGTGGCGGACTAGCGGCTTTTTCGGAAGCCGCGAAGCCTCGACAAGCGGGTTTGCGAGGTTTTCGGCGTCGCCCGGGAAGGGCGCGACGTCAGGGTCGAGCGTTCCCTCCGTCTCGTCGGCCTCGCCGTTGTAGTCGGCGACGATGTTCCCGTTCCGCATCGGGTCGAACAAATCGTCCTGGTGGAACTTGTGCGGCGCGATCTCGTCGCCGTTCGGCTGAGGTTGCGAGACTGGCGCGGCGACGACGCCGTCGATGATCTGCGAAAGGTTGTCGTACGCGTGATACCAGGACGCGAGCGCAAAGCACCCCGTCAGGCAATCGCAGAAGTGGTTCTCGCCAAGGGTCTGCCAGTCCCAGGCGGTGATTGTCTTGCCGTTGCGGGGGACGGTGTACTTGCGGATCAGTTTTTCGTTGCAGATTTCCGTCGCAAACTCGAAGTGGCGGGCGGAATCCTTGCCGAACAGGGAGAGCGAACCCGCCTGCAGCGGGGTTTCCAGGAATCCGGACTGCATTATCTCGCGCCAATAGGGGGCCATCTCCGCGAGGTATTGGCCGTACTGCGATCGCGTCGCGAACACATGGTCGCCGCGCCGCAGCGTATCCTTCTCCCGGACGCCGAACTTGTCCCACGGAAATCCGCGCATCGCGACGAGCGGGAAGGGGAGCGGCACCGTCTTGCGAATGACGAACAGCGCGCGATGGATGACCGCCGGCAGATATCCACGGTCGAAGCCAAGCGCAAGCGGGCGGACGCGCCGGTTCTTAGCGTCGCGGTAATCGGTCTTGGCGATCTTGTCGACGACGAAACGGATGCCTGCCGCGACGAGGCGGTTGCGGACGAGATCGGACGAATTTGGCGGCACCAGGGGGCCGTGTTCCGGGAAGCGGCCGTAGTTGACGACGGCGGCGACGCGGTGAGGGCCGAATGCGACGGCCGCCCAGGACAGGCCGCGATTCTTCGTAATGTTGACGTCGCAGAAGACGACGAGCTGATCGGTGCCGACGGGCAGCACGTTCTCCCGCGCGCCGTTCAAGCGCTCGGAAACCGTGTCGGCGTTGATCTCAAGCTCCGACGCGGAATCGCTGACCTTCATCATGATCTCGGCGTCGAACGCCTGGGCGCCAAGGCGGGCGCGCAAGTTCAGGATGTGGTGGATCGCGTCGACCTCCATCGTCTCGTCGTACTGTTTCGGATCGAGCACGACGACATCGGCGAACGCGGCGCGGTTGGCCTTGTACCATTCCGTCGAACGTGTGCGGCGAGGGTCGTGCGCCGCCGCGTCCTCGATGTAGTGCTCGATGAACTCGACGACGAGGCGGGACCAGTTCGGGCACTTGCGCTTGACGAACGGCTCGATGGTGACGTCCCACTCCGGATGCTTGGAGCGCGAGCAGAGCTCGGTCGCGACGTCGCCAAAGCATTGCGGCGTGATGGTGACGAACGCGGAGATCGAGCGGTCGTGCCCGGCGAGCATGAGCGCGTCGTGATGGATGTAGTCGATGACCGTCTTGACCATCGCCGGCGAATGCGCGATCTTCTCGGTCTGAGGGTCGTCGATGATCAGGAAGTCGGGACGCTGGCCGCCCTCGTTCGCGCCGCGCACGGCGCCGCCGACGCCGACGGAACCGACGATCGCGCCGCATCCGGCGTCAAGCAGGCGGCCTTCGTCGTCGGTGAGGGTCGGCAGCACGATTTGGTCGGCGCCCCATTCCATATCGGTCGGGCGGCCCCGGTACGTCTGCGACACGCCGCGCTGGGCGACGTCGCCGATCGCCTGGATCGGAATCGCGATCGCCGGGAAATCCTGGTATATGCCGCGAGAGCGCGATATCAGGCGGCGGACGCTTTTGAGGTTCTTCTTGGCGAGCTTGCCGGTCGCGGAGATTATGACCGGATAGCGGCGGTGTCCGTAGAGGATCGCCCAGGTTATGGCGCAGTAGACGATGATGGTGGTTTTGCCGGTGCCGCGTCCGTAGAGCTTGACGGCCTGGCCGCCGTGCAGAATCGTCTCCTGCACGTCGTGGATGAGGCCGTCGCGGATGAGCTGGGAAGGGCGATGCTTGAGGACGCGCCGGCAATAGTGCCACATGAACATTTCGAGATCGTACCGGCACGCCTCTTTCAAACGCCGATGCCTCGGGCGCGTGTTGAAGTTGCCGATCTCGTTGCGGCGGGCGACGAAATCGGCAACGCGCTCCGCCGCCGATTTCGGGCCGCGCGCCTTCTTGTCGGCGATGCGGATCTTGCGTTCGGCCTCGGCCTTGCGGAAGACCGTGAGCTCGTCGTCGGTCATCTTGCGGCCCAACATGGCCTCGACGCCAAGACGACCGAC